AACTTCTAGTATTTGTGAAGATAGTCTTTTCAAATGTATATTTATGACCCCAATTTTTCTCTATTAATTTACTGAATTCATTTGATGTAAATTTACCATTCACTTTACATATAGGACAAAAATTACCTGATGATGATGTTCTTATAAAATTAATAGGGTCTACTTCAAATGTAGTATTATGTTCAATGCATTTTATTTTTACTTTATTATAACTATCTATATATTTAGTCAAACTATAATCAAATCTATTGTTATATTTTTCTTTTGCTTTTTCTATCCAAGTTTCTGTAGTATATTTTGCCAAATTATCTTCTTTTTAATTATATATTAAGTTTTATTAACTATAATAATAAAAGTTAAAAGTTAAATGATTAGAAATATGAATTTAATAAATATTTACACAAAGGAAATCAATGAATAAAATAGATACAAATACCAGTCAATTAATGGCTGATGCTAAATTTTACGAGTCATATGCTCGTTATAATGATAAAGAAGAAAGATACGAAACTTGGAATGAAGCAATAAATAGAGTTATGGATATGCATAAAATTAAATATGCTAAGAAATTAACACCAGAGTTATTAAATTTATTTGATGTAGCACAAAAAGCATATTCAAACAAAGAAATGTTAGGGGCACAAAGAGCTTTACAATTTGGTGGAGAACAATTACTTAAACAGAATGCTAAGATGTATAATTGCACAGCTTCATATTGTGACCGTTCAGCATTCTTTGGAGAATCATTTTACTTAATGTTATGTGGATGTGGTGTAGGTTTTAGTGTACAAACACAACATATAGCTAAATTACCAGGAATTACAGCTCGTACAAAACATGCAAAAACTTTTGTGATAGAAGATTCGATAGAGGGTTGGGCATCATCAGTAGATGCTTTAATGCGTTCATTCTTCGTAGAAGACAGTGAATTTAAAGGCAGAAAGATATACTTTGATTTAACTAAAATCAGACCTAAAGGGACAGAGATTTCAGGCGGTTTTAAAGCACCAGGTCCAGAACCATTAAGAAAAGCACTAGATAAAATTGAAAAACTTGTTAAAGATGAATTAGATAAAGGTGTAACTGAATTACGCTCTATAGTAGCTTATGATATTTGTATGCATGTTGCAGATGCTGTAATTTCTGGTGGGGTTAGAAGAGCTGCATCTATTTGTTTATTTTCTTTTGATGATGAAGATATGATTACTGCTAAAACAGGAGATTGGTTTGTTTCTCAACCTCAAAGAGGAAGAAGTAATAATTCAGTTGTGTTATTAAGAGAAGATACATCACATCAAGCTTTTGCTAATATTATGGAATCAGTTAAGCATTCAGGCGAACCTGGTTTCGTATGGACAGATTCTCTTGAGATTTTATTTAACCCATGTGTCGAGGTCGGTATGCAAGGTTACACTGAGGATGGTCGTTCAGGTTTCCAATTTTGTAACCTTTGTGAGATAAATGGAGATAAATCTACTTCACCAGAAATATTTTATGAACAATGTAAAGCTGCTTCTATTTTAGGAACTTTACAAGCAGGTTATACAGATTTTAGTTTTGTTGGTAAAGAAACAAAAGAAATTGTTGATAAAGAAGCTTTAATTGGTGTTGGTATTACTGGATGGATGAATAATCCAGATATACTATTTGATGTCGAAGTTCAAAGAAAAGGTGCTGAAATAGTAAAGTACTGGAACAAAATTGTTGCTGATATGATTGGTATCAACCAAGCAGCTAGAACAACAGTCGTGAAACCTTCGGGAAATGCATCAGTGCTATTAGGTACAGCAAGTGGAATACATGGAGAACATTCTCCTAGATATATTCGTCATGTTCAAATGAACAAAGACACTGAAGTAGCTAAACTATTTGCAGAAAAGAATCCAGCTATGATAGATGACTCAGTATGGACAGATTTGGATTATGTAATTGGTTTTCCTATTGAGCCGAGAGACGGTTCAATTTATAAAGCTGATTTACTTGGAGTAAAACAGTTAGAATATGTTAAATGTGCTCAAGATAATTGGATTGAATATGGTACTAATAAAGAACTATGTGTACAACCTTTTCTTAAACATAATGTATCTAATACTATTACAGTAGATGATTGGGATGCAGTTACAGATTATATATATAGCAATAGACATTCATTATGTGGTGTTAGTTTATTATCTGCTGCTGGTGATAGAGCATATCCACAAGCACCATTCACTGAGGTATTTACGCATCAGCAAATAGTTGATACTTATGGAGAAATAGCTTTATTTACTTCTGCATTAATTGAAGCAGGTCAATTAGCTTTTGGTAATGATTTATGGACTGCTATTAGTACAGCACAAGGATTTGGAGAAGTATTAACTGATTCAACTAAAGATTTACTTAAACGAGATTGGGTAAGAAGATTTAATAAATTTAGTAAAAACTTTATTGATGTTGACACTTGTGGTAATTGTCTTAAAGATGTTCATAATTTACATAAATGGTGGAGTATAACATCTAAAGCAGAAGATATAAATTGGGTAACTGATTTAGGTAAGAAAGAGTTTGTCGATATTGATACTCTTGGTTCATCAGGATGTTCAGGTGGACAATGTGAGTTAGAATTTTAATATTTAATATTACTTTAAGTATAAAATAGTATAATTAGAGTAAGATATAAATAGTTAATGAAGACTTTGTATATTAATATAAAGTTCTATTTATATCTTACAAGGTTACATGACAGTATGAAGATGATATAAAATATCCAGAGAGTATGAGTTATTTAGAATACTTAGAAGAAGAATTAAGTAATAAAGGTTTTAATGATTTTTTAGAATTTGATGAATGTTTTGAATTAACACCTAGTACTAACTATGAGTGCTTTTTTTGTGTTAAAAACAATGGAGTAGAATGTTACGGATATCCTGAATATTATACTTATGTTTTTGATATAATTAAAATACCACCCGTACAGGAAGTAGATTTTGATTTAATTAACAAAGGTAAAGAGAATTATATAAAGCACTTAAATACCATCATATAGATGGTGAAACAAGATTCAAAAAAGGAAAATAAATGAAACATATAATAAATGAACCAAAGACTTTTACAGTAGAGTTATCTAAAGAAGAAGTACAACTTATTAAAGATTTGACTCAGAACTGTAATACTAACGCTAAAGAAAGAAAAATATCTTTAGCGTTATTTGTAGGTACTAGTAGATTGTTAGGTTATAATATGAGAGATGATGGAACTTCTGCTAGAAGTTTTGATAACTATTTAAATTTTTCAAACAAAGATTCTACAAATACATAAATTCTTTATAGTTTTTATAGTTTTTTCTTTTTGTATTTCCCCATTTCCATTCTTCCATTCTTCCGTTGCTAATGTATTCTTTAGCTTATTCCCAGTTCGTTGATTAACTGTTAGACCATCACTACCTATTATACTTTTTGTCTTTTTTGCTTTTGCTACTCCTATTTCATCTGGTGACATTCCATTTTCATTTTTAGTTCTTCTGGTTTTAAGGGCTTTAATATTACCTGTTACATAACTATTATTTTTAATTCTTGTATCTACAGCTTTTTTATTTGATTCTTTAGATTTTTTAACTCCATACATAGGATTAAGCTTACCTATGTTGTGTTTTTTACTAATGTGATGTACATCATTTCTATCATAAAATTCTTTTTGAGTAATAAATAATTTATTACCTTCATTATCTAAACATGACACCATTCCAGTAGTATCATATCCAAATAAGCGTTGATTAGCTTTATTATAAAAACTATCATGCATCTTTACATCAAAATATTGATGAAGATAACACTCCCATAAAATTTTATCTCCATTATTATCTAGTATTTTAACAACTTTATATTTAAAATTTTCTGGATTAGATATTATTTCTTTTTGTAATATATCACTAGAACTAAAATACTTTATTCCTAAATCATATTGTGGAATAACTTTACTAACTCTACTTCCATAATAGTGTTTATTTTCTTTTGTGTTAGTAATTCTATAAACATAGTAATATCTACTATCTACTTTTTCAAAAACTAACTTTATTATTTTTTGATTTTTAAAAGCTTGTTTTTTGAAATTTTTAAATGTCATAATCTAGCCTTATTCTAATTTTAAGTATATATTAATTTTATATAGTGTATAATTACTTATAAACAAATAAAGGAGTCATAATGATTATTTATCATAAAACAAATAATAAAATTATTAGTACATGTGTTATTTTTGGGTATGGAGAATCAAGCGTAACACATGGAACAAGTGTATGGGATAAACATCAAGAAAAAGTTAATCAACTAGTAAATAATGGAGATGTATTTGTTACTGGTGCTACTCACTATAAAGCTATATATGAAGGTATGTTTGAAACAAGAGATAAATATATTAGGTATATTAAAAATAATGAATAT